CATCCAGGGACCGTACCTCATGAGAATAGGCGGCCTTAGCAGAAGGCGAATAGGGGGCGATCCTGGTGTGGACCATCTCCTTCCTTGCCGTATTGGCAAGGGCCTTCAGCTTGTTCGAGTGATCTGCGTAGATCTTCTCGATTCGAGTACCCGAAGAGAGGTTGTGTGCATCGTCCTCTTCGGCCAGCCTCTTCGATGTACCACCAGGCTTCAGTACTTCCTTCTCCACGACCTTGCCACTCTTGGTGGTTCTGGTCTGGATGTAGGTAGCACCGCTGTACTCGTAGACCTTCTTGCCTGTGACCTTGTCTACTGGGCCACCCTTAGCGGCAGAGCGAGGCTTCCTCTCGGGAACCTTGATGTCCGAGTTGGCCCTTGAGACGATCGTTGCTGCACCACCAGTAGAGCGGCCTTGGTACTTCTTCATGAGAGCGGCGATGCCGTTGTCACGGGCCGACTGCCTGTAGTCGAGGTTGTGCTTCTCACCATCGATCACGACCATGGAGTGCCGAACTGCGCGCGCAAGCTCGGAATCAGGTGCACCAATTGCGTGCATGTCGGTGATGAGGTTCGACACCAGACCCATCTGAATGCCCTTTGTACGGGCGTCCATCCGCTTGGTGGGGCTGTCGTCAGGCAGCTTGTACTTCATGGGGTCGAAGCCCTTGAGACCCTCAAGAGGGGGCTTGGTCTTGACCTTGCGATCCCGGTTAGGGATGACCAGAACGGTGTCACCGTCGAAGTCTGCACCGGACAGGCGTTCTGCCACAGAGTGGTGGATGCCGATGGCGTCAGGTGCATTGCCGAGAAGCCGGCGTGCTTCGGGGTGCTTGTTGTTGACCGTCAACTCAGGGATCTCGAAGATGCCGCCGTGAGGATAGCGAATCAGAACCACTGGTTCGCCGTCACGGTAGTTGGGTGCGTACACCTCGGTCGGCTTCATCGAGTTGATCGGCAGTATGACGTGTGATCCCTGTCGAGGGAGGGCGGCCGCCTTCAGGTGTACGGCCGACGAGTCCGCGTCATCCGAGAACGCCTCAAGAAGGCGCTTCTTCACAACGGGGTTGGTGAGACTCATGATCTCGTCGAACTCACGCTGCTTGCGTGCGTACGTCATAGCGAGCTGGTCCTTGGCCAGCGTCGGTGACTGCTTGGACAGCATCTGGGAAGAGAGGCTCTTAGACCACTTACCCCAGTTACCCTCTTCGTTGACGATGTTCATCGCCGAACGGACCGTGCCGGGAATCTCCCGACCGAATGCGTCCAGCTTGGGAAGCTGACGGACGATCGCACCGAACGGGTCGGTGGGGTCGTCGCGCATCGGCTTCATGGCGTCGAGCTTGTTGCCCGTGTTGGACTTGTTCGTGTTGAACACGAGGTCCACGCCATCCGGGAGATCATCCCGGTACATCGCCATACCCTTGAGGTAGTGCGTTCCCCCAACGGCGATTCGGACCTGAGCGTAGTTGGACTTCCCCAACGTCAGATCGTCCTTACCGCGGCGCACGTAGATCACACCATCCGCATCGGTGCCGCCTTCTTCTGCGTAACGAACCTTGACCCGCTTCGGGTCCACAGAAATGGGCGGCTGCTTGGCGAAGTACGTCTTACCACCGTCGTCCGAGTGACTACCCGGAATCCGGATGTTGTCACGGTTCCGAAACACTTCGCTGTACGTGGTGTTCGGAGGAACCAGAACCTTCATCCGAGTCTGGTGGCTGGTACCAAGCTGATCGACGAGAACGTACTCTACGCCGTAACCCTTCTCCTTGAGATGGGCAACCGCGATGCCGAGCTTGTCCTTGGTGATGCCCATGTGCTGTTCCACGCCGGCGCCAACGTCGATGTAGCTGTGCTTGTCCACCTCCATCTTGAGAACGTTGACGGTGGATTCGAGGATGTCAGCCTTACGAGTGGCGCCCGGCGCGAGAAGCGTTCGGACGGTGGACTCGTTGAGACCCATCTCCTTAGCGATGGCGACGTTGGACATACCGGTGTCATGCAGACGCTGAGCCTGCTGGATCTTGCGGGTCTTCTCTTCAGTCTTGGCAATGGACTTCGCGGCACGGAGCTGGGTGGTGCTGATACCCAGTCCACGAGCGATCTCCGCCTCGCTGAGACCCTGCTTCTTGAGTCCGTCGACCATGCCGAGGAAGCCGGCATTGCTGGCGTACTCAGGGCCTCCAGAGCCCCACGGGTAGCGCCCTGACTTACGCAGGATGCCATAGTGTTTGAGGTCGTTCTCGTCGCCCTCAACGTAGGCGGCGTTGTAGTCGTCCTCGTTTATCGTGAAGGTCACTCTTCCTCCGCTCTACGCTTCTCGATGTACGCGTCGAACTCGATGATGGTCTTCATGATCGCGCGAATCGCGGCCGGATCGGCATCGTAGATGCGAACCTCATCGTTCTGGTAGATCCGCAGTTCTATCTCGATGTCGAACGGGTCAACCCCGTATTCGAGACAGAAGAACGCTGCGTAGTTCTCCAGTTGATGTTCCGAGGTGCGAGTGATGCCGGTCTTCAAGTCGTGGATGTTGAGCTTGTTCCGCTTGAAGCCGATCGTGTCCGCGGTGCCGAAGCAGTTCCGTGAGACAAACAGAATCTGCTCGGAGACCATACCGAGGTCGATGGCGTCCTGGACGTACAGACTGAGCGTGTTGTGCTCTTGTCCGGGACCACCCATGTACTGACGCAGCATGATGGCCATGTGCGCGAGAGCGTGAAGCTGAGTACCTCTCACAGACGCCTGGTGGGTCGTGAACGCCCTGTCTAGCTTGTCCAGGGTCCAGTTGTTCCAGTGGTACTTACTGGCGCTCAGAAAGGCGTGTGTGCCCGTGAGCTGTGAGTGCTTGTTCCAGTCCACGAAGGACGTCCTCTTCGATCGAAGGGTAGATGAAGGCCGCGTAGCTCATCTCGTTCAGTGTCGCCACCCAATAGGGCTGGTTCACTTGAACGGGAGCTTTCTCGCTGGCCTTGACCTCAAGCATGGCCCACCGGTTGCCGTAGAAGATGACGAGGTCCGGAATACCTTGCAGGTATGTCGGGTCATTCTTCAGGATCACGCAACCAGGGAACCGGCGCTCAAGCTCATCTATGAGTTTGGCTTGGTACTGGCTCTCCCTCATCGGGATCTCCTGTCGCGCTGAAAACAGAAAACACGGCAAACGCAGGGGGAGGCTTGATTGACTCCCTTCTATCATAAAGCCTGTTTACCCTGCGTTACGGTATCTGTTTCTAGCGTAGTACTTCGAACCTCTGATACGTCGGCCAGACGTATGTCTTGTCGACTGTTGCCGCGAATATCTCTTCGTCGAGGAGGCCGTGCGTTATCGCTGCATCCCACGAGCTCGCGAACTCTTGTTCTGTCTTCACCTCCACTATGGGCCTTGCAATTCTTGCGTGCGGGTGGTCGAACTGCCGGAAGTACTTGCGGGCGAACCAGAGGGGGCGCCACAGAAGATTCTCGACCCGGTTGTTATGCCGGTCCCCGTCGAGGTTGATCGGCGTGGTGAACGACATGGGGCGGGCGGTCATGATGAACGCGTGAGCGACCATCAGCGCGACCGAACGCTTGTGCTGGATTCCGTTCTTCATCAATCCGACGTACGCCAGTCCCCGCTGGTTCGTCGACGGTGTGATGATCCGACCCGTGTTGCCGTTCTTGTACGCGATGTCGCTACGCACTCGTCCAAGGGTGCTGACCGAGTAGCACTCGAACCCCTGAACCACTCTCCACTCTTCCATGCTTCCCCACCTGTTCTGTTGAGCCGCTCTTTACATCGGACATTTCGCAGCGAGTCGCAGCGAACCCGACACAACCGACAACTCGGTCTGTCAAAACCACTTTTGATTTGGAAAACTTTTTAAAACGCGTTACTCGGTATCTAATCTTATACTTCTCGCGTGAAGGGGAGGGAGAGGTACAAGAATTGACAGAAAAACTTTTTTAAAAAGTTTTCCAAATCAAAAGTGGTTTTGACAAGATTCTCGAGAAACCGCAGGTCAGACATGGTTTTTGGCCATGTCACTTTTGAAATTTCTGTCAAATCTGTCTCGGCAGGGGGCTCAAGATGCGAGTTTCACACCAAGAACCCCCCATATGCCAGCCCCGCTCCAAGATGTCCTATTATGCCGCTTTCTTCTTCGAGGCGAACTTGGACTCGTTGAAGTCCTTCTTCTGCCTCAGCGCTGCCATCACCGCTCGGTCCATCGCCGAATTTGACAACAGCACGTAGTACTTAAGTACCTTGAAGGGCGTGTTGAGGCGATTCGTCCTACCATGCGCCTGTTTCCACGTTCTGTACGAGTATGTCAGGGAGTAGAACAGTGTGGCCCGAGTTGTGATACAATTCCACGCTTCGGCCCCTGCCGTGTACTGCACGAGATAGACCCACCGTTCCGTCTCCGGAACCTCCTCGTGCTTGTGTCCGTTCCACTCCGCGAGCGTGATCTCGTCCCCCAGCTTGCGAAGCTCTTCCAGCTCGTAATCGAAGTTGTAGAACACGATGAGACGCGGCTCTTCCTGGAGGACCTTGCGGACCGCCTGCAGTCGAGACTCGTGCGAATACGTGATCCGCCTCATGCATGAGAACAGCTCCGATACGTTCCGGATCGGCTTGTCCGTGAAGGGGTTCCAACGCTCCTTCAGGAGCCTCTTGAACCCGACTTCGTCGAACTCCACCGGGATGTTGATCGTGTCGCTTACAGCCTCGTACTCGTACGGCATGTGCACCAGAAGCGAGTTCCGATGCTTGATGAGAGTGCCGACGTTGTGGTATGCCTTGATCTTTGGGTACTTGCTGAAGCTGTCATACTCCACGTGCTTCTCGACGAACTCCGTCTTGTTCTTGTAGAACCCATTCGCGACGAAGACCGGTACGTAATCGAGCCACGTGTCCCCGGGTGTGGCAGACAGCAGTACCCAGTTGTTGTTCTTGGCGATGTGCTTGAACGCCTTGACCCACGCCCCGCTCCCCACGAGACGCTGTTCGTCAAAGATGAAGAATGCTCCTTTGACGTTCTTGTACTTCGCGATGTTGTTCCACGAGTCGGTACGAAGAACGCCGGCGACCGTGGCGCCTTTCTCAGTGCCCACGCCGTACCGAACGAACTCGGTATCCCAGTCAAGGGCGTCCCGCTTCCGTGCGGTGGTAATGACGTAGACGTCTTTGGGTGCCTCCCGCTCAAGGTAGTAAGCCACTGCGGTACGTGACTTCCCCGTCCCGACCCCACCCCAGAGGATGCAACCGTTGTGCATCTTTTCGACTGCAGCCCTCTGGTGCGGGTACAGGTCAACCATGACTACTCCTGATGTTGGCCCTTCGCCAAGTCGGCGAGGGTCGTGACCGGAATGGGCTTGATGAAGACGACCTCTTCGTCGTCCTCGGTGCCGGTGTCGATGGGTGCAGCGTTCACGGTCTTGTCAGTCTGCACCTTGGTCTGGAACGCACTCGGCCTGAGACGCAGAGTAGGACCGCCGGCCACCAGTCTGTTGTAGCCGCGTTCCCGGGCGAGCTGGTCGAATATGGGGGTGTCGCTCATGTCAGTTCCTTCGTTCTCGTTCCGAAAAAGAGAGAGCGGGGAGGCGATCCGAAGACCGCGACTCCCCTGCCCCTTCACCCCGACCCCGCGGGTCAGGACTTCAGATAGTCCTCTACGGTCATCAGTCGCAGCTGGTGGCCGGGGGATACCTGGACGTTGTTGTTCTCGCTCTCGGTCCGGTTCCGCAACCATTCCTTGGTCGCTTCGGGAGTGCCGTTGAAGAGCGGTTGCATGTTCTCGTCGAGAACTGCGTCGAAGTAGGTCCTGCTCATGTTCTTCACCCCCTTCAGGCTCCGATGAATTCCAGTGCGGGGACGACGGGCCCCACGCCCATCTTGACCCGCAGCCGGTCGTTGTACTTCGTGGTGTTCTCGAAGAGCCAGTCCTCGACCTCTTCCGGCGACCCCTCGAACGCTATGCTGTTGTCCTGCTCCAGCACCTCGTACGGGTTTCTGTTCGGCCAGTGGATGGCCATGGTTCCCTCCCCTAGATCAAATCGATGATCTTCTTGGTCATCCGCTCGGCATACAGCTTCCGTGCGTGACCCTTCAGCGGTCTCTCTGTCTGACGTTCCAGAACCTCGGTGACGATCTCCTTGACCGCTGCGAACTTCTCCCGGTTGGCGTACTCCGACACGGTAACGACCTGGCGGGTTTCGCCGATCAAGACGTACACCCAAGTAGGCGGGATCTTGCCCGACTTCAGCCGGCGGTCTATCTCGTGTGTCGGCTTGTTGGCAACGACATTCATCTCCCGGTCGAATACCGTGTCGTTGGGCATGTCTCCCCTACCGTCCCCCGAGATAGGAGGCTACAGTTACGTGTTTGAGATCTTGATGACGTCGTACCTTGTACTGCCAGACCGTCTGATCCGTCTTGAGCCTGTTTCTCAACCAGGCCCGACAGGACTCCGGAGTGTTGCACCACACAGGGTTGTAGTTCCGATCGAACACCATGTCGTTCATCGCTCCGAAGTCCCCTCTTCGGTTATACCCGCGCGTGCCGGCGCTTTGCCGGAGCGGGCTTGATCGTGAAGACCCCGAGCTGCATGGTCTCGTCGGGGTCCGGCATGGGCTTGCGGGCTTCGCGCTGAGCGGCCATCCGCATGACCGTCTCCTGCAGCTTTGCGTGGGCCTTCCTCTCGCGGTAGATCTCCGGACCGAAGTCCGCGGCCAGGGCGAGCGATACGACAGCGAGCCACGCCACAAGTGTGGCGGTGAGCACGTTCCAGCTGAAGACTATGTCTACGATCACTGCTCCTCCTTAGGAGACTTGTTCTTGGTTACGTCAGCGATGACGACGCCGAAGATCACACCGATGAGCATGATCCCGGCGCCAGCCACCATTGACCAGAAGACGATCACTGCTTGGTCGCGAAGAGAAGGCCGATACCGACAGCCAGCATGAAGGCTGCGATGCCCCACGCGACGCCCATTGAGGTCATGCGGTCAGCTCCTTCATCGGTTCGTCCTCCCACTCGGCCACGACCTCGCCGTCGATGATGTCCTCCTCGCCCGGCGGAAGCGCCAGGACCGGGTCCATGCCGACTTCGGGGAGGTGCGCGTACTTCTGCTCCAGCTCGTCTTCGTGGACCACGAACATGCCGGTCTTGAGGTAGCCGCTGATGCCGCTGCGGCCGTTGACGTTGTAGTAGCTCGCGCTGATGATCACGTCGATGAAGTCGTACTCAGTCCAGTCGAGCATGTCGCACGTCTCCTCATCGAGAGGCACACGACCACGGGACGTGATGAGGACCATCCGCGGCGGCTTGAAGCGGAAGGAGACGTTGACCTTGAGGTAGTACGCGACCTCGTCGCCCTCCTCCTTGCCGACCCACTCCTTGACGTTCCAGCCGTCCGCGCGGAGCTTGTCGACCTCCTCGGACGGGACGGCGACGTTGAAGAAGCGCTCACCCTCGCGGTTGAACTTCCCCTCCTCGCCGGCGAAGTTGGGGCGGAACATGATGTGAGTACCCTCGATCTTGAGGGTGGTCTCACGCCTTCTTGCGGGAAGCGGCATTACTGGGAGTCCTTCCATGCGTATATGAGCGCGAGTGACGGGGAATGCCAGATGCTCCCCTGCGGTGGACGGTGGCCTCTCTTGTAGAGCCACCGACGGATGTACCTCATACCCGGTGGTCGGGAACGGGGAAGTTGTCCTGCTTCTTGTAGCAGTCGAAGTACGTGGTCTTGTTCTCACCGTCGTACGTGAGCTCGAACAGCAGACCATCGGGCATCGTTGTGCCCAGTATGGCCTTCCAGTTCTGCAGCGTCTTGGCGAACCACACGACGTACACCGCGTAGGTCGGCAGCTCCGTCATCGGGAAGTTCTGCTTGTGCAGCGAGTCGACGTACTCCTTGACGAGGAGCTTGGCCTTCTCCTGGAAGTCCGTGGTCTCACCGACCATGTAGCCGTACTCCTGAGCCTCGGCCTTGCAGCGCGGGCAGATGTCCACACCACCGCAGCGAGCGGGGTTCTTCGGGGCGTCCTTGATGGATGCCGACGGGCTTCCGGGGATTTGATGTCCGTGACCGGTGAAGGCCATTGCTCCTCCTAGTTGACAAGCTCCAATGGTGTGGCCACAAGGAAGGGCGAGCTCGTTGCAGCTGAGTCCTCGCCCCTCCTCGGCGCCGTGGTTGTGGATCACTGCCGTGGTGCGTCGGGGTTCTGGCGGTACCACTCCTCGGCGTAAGCGTCGATCGGCATGGACCTGTAGCGGTCCGCGGGGTCCCGCCGCCCGAGAGCGAAGGAGCTGAGGTCACCCTGCAGCTCCTTCAGCAGGTCTTCGTCCGTGATCTCTCCGACGACCTGACCGTCCACGATCTTGGCGGTTCCGACCACAGGCCCACCCACACCCAGCGTGAGGGGTACCTCCTCGGTCGACCCCTCTTCCAGCGGGATGTTCTGCTCGAACTCGTTCCGCGGACTCATGCCCTGACCAACTCCTCGTAGCTGACGTGCTTCCCGATGTTCGCCTTCGCGTCCTCGACGAGTTCGTCGTAGAACGCCATGTCGATGACCCCGCCGAGCGTCTCCAGGTCGAAGAACGGCAGGTCCATCTTGGACTGTTCCTTGAGCATCGCGGACTCCAGCCACTTGTAGCCCTTGGTGCCCGTGACGGCGTAGGGCTTGCCCTGACCGTCCTTGATCTTGACCAGCTCGCCACCGCCCTCTAGGACCGGGGTGAAGCTGCCGGTACGACCGACGTGCACCAGGCCGGCATACGGGTCGTTCGGTGTCGCCTTCTCCGGGTGGAGGTCCAGGTGCATGACCCAGGGAGACATGACCTGCTTCGTCTCGCACAGGTCCTCGAACTTGATCGCCTCACCCGAGAACAGCGTCTTGAAGACATACGGGTGCTGGAACTGTGCGCCGACAGCGTCCCAGGTCCCGATCTTCTTCTCCTTCTCGGCCCACCCGTACTTCGCGATGTACACCGCGTCGTTGACGAGGCAGAACTTCTTGTACGTCGCCTCGTGCTCGAAGGTGTAGCCGTACCGCTGACCGAACTCCATGATCGCGGCCTTGAGCTCAGGACGAAGCGCATCCGTGACGCCCGGGATCTTGATGGAGTCCGTCTTGATGTGGACAACCTGGAACCCGAGGGACTGGACGAACTTCTTGAGGTCAATCATGAACAACGCGCCCCGCTTGGCGACGATGTTGTCCTTGTTCCGGATGTCCCGGAAGTCGTTATCGAACTTCGCCGACGTGAGGCCGTAGACGATGTTGATCACGATCTTCATCGCGTAGGACAGGGCTTCGGCGTCCTCCTCCTTCTTGAGGTACGGCGCCAGCTTGCCATCCAGCATCGTCCTGGCCGCGGCATAGTCGCCGTGCTTGATCGCCAGACGCGCGTCCACCAAGTCCTTGAAGTTCTTGGTGTAGTGCCCGAATGCTTCCAGCTGGATGATGGAGGTCGGGTGCATCGAAGCGACGTCGTACACGTCGACGTCCTCGTAGAAGCCCGGTTCCGCGTAGACGTACCCGCCCTCGCCAGTGACCTCGTCGCAGTATGTGCTCTTGCCAAAGTCGTAGACGTAGCCGGGGAACTCCTCCGACAGGTCGGTGTAGATGAACGACTTCTGCGGGTTGCGGTCGCCCTTGAAGATGATCCGGCTGGTGTGCTTCTGCGTCGTGGCGTTGACGGGAAGCCCGCTCAGGTCGGCGAGGATCTGCCGTGCGACGAAGTCTTGCCCGCGGTCCTTGAAGACGACCTTGGTCGAGTGAACATCGTTGCAGCAGTAGTCCGTGATCTTCTCCCACAGCTCCGGCGGCGCCGGCTGGTCGAACGGGATGTCGAGCTCGATGTGCGGCAGGCCGAGCTTGATCTGCCACTTCTTCAGGCCCATCTTGACCGAAGCGAACTCGTAGATGTCCGCGTAGCTGAGGTTGTACGCCTCACCGAAGAACGCGTTCTGATCCCGCAGGACGATGATCCGGTGCGACAGCTCGTAGAGCCGCTGGTTGTTCCAGCCCAGGCTTGCCGCGTACAGGATGTGGTTGTCGTACTTCCGGTTGTTGAAGCCGACCAGCCGGAACTTGAAGAGAGCGGCGACCTCGTCTGCGGACGGATTGATCATCCGCACCACGTTGTCGCTGTCCTCGTACGACCAGCAGATCACGAAGAGGTTCGGGAAGACCTCGACGTCGAAGAAGACCAGCGGCGCCTCCTTCTCCGCGATCTCGGTGAACCTCTGGTCGACCTCCTCCGAGGACATCTCAGACTTCCACTTGATCTGCTTGACGACCTTCAGGCAGTTGAGTGCCTGGTTGGTGCTGCCGGTGGCGAACACCATGATGTCCCGCCGCATGTCGCTGACGTCGTAAGGGAACCCGGCGGCGTGTGCGTCGTCCGTCAGCTTCTTGATGAAATCGACGTTCGGCTTGGTACTGCTGAGCCCTTCGAATCCCTTCTTGAGAGCCTTGTTGATCATGTTGCGAAGGTGCTGCTCGTCCTTCAGCGTCTTCTCTTCGAGCACGGGTTTCTTCTCCCTGAATGGCAGGCCACCGCTGATCGTGGCGACGGGTACGTCATTGCACTGAGACAGCTTGCGACGCAGGGAGCCGTTCCCCGTGTACACCTTGATCTCAATGCCCTTCGAGTACTCGGGCGCCAGTGCTGCAACGTCGCCGTCGTAGATGTAGTGGAGATGAACTCCCTTACCAGACTTGCTGACCTCGGCATAGGTGGGAGGCCACCCGTCTGCCGCGGCGGCCAGGTTCGCCTCCAGTGACTTCTTGCCGCCCTCCGTCAGGTCGAAGTCGATCACGATGTGATGACTCGGCAGCTTCAGGAAATGCAGCTTCGACGTATCCAGATCTCCGAGAACCGTGCTGCAGACTGCAGACGGATCGGGCTTCCGGAGTTCTCCGTCGATGACCCGCTCTTCGTCCGTCCAGTACTTTGCAGGGGTCTCGTTGTGCTTCCCATACTGGGCCGGCATCCCGGCGTACATCTCGTCGAGGAGCGATGCATCCTTGTCCAGGACGAGCTTGTACGTCTTGGGCGTCGTTTCCGGCAGCACGGGGGTCTTGAACTGCTTGGCCGAGAAGCCCTTGTAGTAGCTTCTGATCGGAGAACCATTGACCATGTATCGGTCGTGGAACTCGTCGAAGAAGTCCCTCAGGGCCGTGCGGAACTTGTACTGAGGGAGTTGGAACTCGACTCCCGTTTCCTTGACCCACTCCTTGTAGAGCGCGTATGCCTGGCGCAGGCTGATGCCGTCCTGCTCCTTGAACATGTCGTAGTACTCGTCCACGAAGTTGTGGAACACGTTCGTTTCGAGCATCATCCGCTCGGGACGGTACGCACTGTAGTAGCTCTTACCCAGAGCCTTGTAGACCTCCAGGCAGCGATGTGCGATCGCACCGAGTTCGAAGTCGATGCGATTCATTAGAGCGTAGTAATGGTCAGGTTCGAACGTGTCTCCGGTCGGAATCACGTCGATAAGGCGCCGAATCAGTCCCGACTTGGCATCGGTGATCTTGACAGCTTTGTTGGTTCCCATGTACAGGAACGCATTCAGCTTCTGCTCGTAGCCGGCCTTGTACTTCTCGTTGATACGCATCTTGTCGTGGCCGACGACCGAGTTCAGCTTGCTGTTGTCCTCGATCTTGGACAGATCGCCGTCATGCTGGATCGCCACGAGGGGGTTGTCCTTGAAAGCCTCGGTCGCGAACGAGTTGTTGTTCCCGACCAGGGCCTTCGCTTCGAACATCGCGGTGTAGCCCTCGAAGAGCTTCTCGATGATCTTGAGGATCGTGGATTTGCCGGTGCCACCCTGTCCGTAGAAGACCATGAACTTCTCGATCTTCTTGGCATCGCCGGAGATGATGGCGCCGATCGACCACTCGATCTTCTCTTGCTCCTCTGGGGTGTAGAGCCGGGACACCAGCTCGCACCACGCGTTGCACTCGCCGGGGGCGAGGTTGTACGGGAGGCGTCGACTGGCGTAGTCGGACTTCTTCACCTCCGTGTTGGCGAACGTCAGCTTCATGTCGAGCTGGGTCGAGTTGTCACTGACGTTCTTCATGAACTTCCGGAACTGAGCCCACCCGTTGGTACCGAATGAGCTCAGGAACTTCGGCTGCGCTGGCGTGCCTTGCTCGATCAGCTTGTCGCAGTACGCCTGGATCTCGCGGTCCACGAGACGCTGAACGTCGTACTCGTCCGTGGACCAGAGTCCGAGTTCCTCATCCCAGATCGCGTAGAAGGCCCCGCCGCGGATCATCAGGTCCTTGGACCTCCCGACCTTGAAATCAGGTCGGACCTCGACGGGCTTCCCTTCCTTCGTGGGTTCCTTCAAACTGATCTGAAGAAAGTCCAGCATCTACCCTCCCTCCATCATGTCTGTTCCAGTACGTAAGCGGAGAGCTGGTACCAGAGATCTACGTTGCGCTGATCCTGTTGCGGCTCCGATAGGGGGAAGAATCCCCCGAGGCCGCTGGCGGTGTACTGTCTGAAAATGAGTGAGTGAAGCACGCCGTCGATGTACAGGCGGGGATACCGCTTGACGCCATCGTGGTACTTCCTCAGACCGATGTTCTCTACGAGTCTCCAGAACCAGTAGTGGGGCTGACCGTCGGCCTGGAATTCCAGCCGGCGAGCCAACCCCACCATCAGTTCGAGGACGGAACATTCGAGCCCTATCCAGTCAGGGTCGACATCACTGGGGTCGATTGCCTGCTCTGCCAGGAACTCTCGTCGAAGTGCAATTCCGTCCTCCGCCCGGTCGCCGTCATGCTCCACAAACCACAGGAACTCTGTCGTGAACAGCTGTTTCAGCAGCGTCCAGTAGCTCTGTGACTTGGTCTTCGTGTCGGCGTCGGCGACCAGACTGTAGAGCCATCGGAGATATAGCTCATCCAATGGCATCGTAGGTTTATCCCGTCTGACCCAGGACTTCGACCGAGTGCTTGCCCGGGCTCCGAGTGACCTCGAAGTCCATGTTGAAGCGCTCGCACCGAACGTAGATCACGCTCGGGTCCATGTCCGGGTCCTCAGTGTTCGTCCCGAACTTGTTGAGGTTGTCCGTCCCGATGATCTGCTCGACCCGGTCCGGCGCGATGACGTTGTCTGCCTCGTCGATGACGATCCCGTCGCCGGCGAAGAAGGAGACCGTGATCTGCTCCGCGCCAGTCGCGTTCTCGTCGAACTCCGCGAAGGTGATGAGGTGCGGCGCCCGAGCGTCCGGGTCCGACGGCGAAGCGGCGATGTTGCTCTCGATGTCCGCCACCGTCTCTTCGATCTCGGGTGCACCGACCTCGCGGTAGTTCCTCTTGACCGTCTGCTCCACCTCCTGCGCCAGAACGGACGGGTTGACCACGACACCGTCGCCGGCGTACTTGGTCATGTTCTCCGCTGCGTCGATCGCGGCCTCCATGTACTCCGGGTCGTTGAGCGCGTCCTTGTCGCCCTCGTAGCCGGTCCCGAAGAACTCCTTCGTCCGCTGGATCTCCACGTCGAGGAGATGCGCGTACTTCTTCTCCAGCATGTTGCGCGCGACGAGGAATCCGACACCAGCGCCGGCGACCCCGATCAGGACTTCCTTCAACACGTCCAGGACCCCCATCAGATCTTGTCGTAGATGACGCCGTCGACGTTGAAGTCGATCCAGACGGCGCGCTCGTTGCCCTCGGCGAACATGTCGCCCATGTACCCGTTCGGGCCGAAGATGTTGAAGATGACCGTGTCGTCACCGTCGCCACCGTCGATCCATCCGGTCACGGCGCCCGCCTTGGTGTCGGGGAGGCCGATCATCCGGTAGACGTCGTTCAGGAAGATGTGTCCGTCGGCACGGAGCTTGTTGTTCGCCCACGTCTGCTGGGCGGCCAGGAAGGTCTGGTTGTAGCCCCAGTCCTTCTTGAAGTTGCGGTTGTGCTCGTCGAACAGCACCGCGTACATCGAGCCCTTGGCCGTGCCGTCGCCACTCGGCGCCTTGACGACCTTGGTGGTGATGCCGTGCTCGTCCTCGACGGCGATCTCCTTGTCGACCAGGTCGTAGCGGTACTCCTGGTCCTTCTCCACGCCGGCGTCCGCGATGACCCGCTGGCGGTACTCCCGGAACGCCTTGTCGACAGCCGCGTAGGCAGCGGTCAGACCGACGACCCGACGCTGGAGGATGATGTGTGCTCCGGTGAACAGAGCGAGGGTGCCGACACCCACGGCCACGGCCGGCGCGTACGCCTTGGCGACCTCGATGGCCAGCTTGACGCGAGAGAGCTTGCGGTCCTGAGCCGCATCCTCCGCGGTGTACTTGTCCGAGTGCTCCGTCTCGGCCTTCTCGATCTTGGCGCGGTCGGCCTCCGCTTCACGGAGAATGCCGTCCATCTTGAGCGTGGCCTTGCTGGCCAGTACAGCGGTCGCCACGAAGCCCACGGCGCCGGCAGCGAACATGATCGTAGGGGAGTGCTTCTGCGTGAGCAGGATCTGTCGTCCGACCTTGGAGGTCACGACGTTGGCTGCAGCCCTCAGGGCGTTCATCGGTTGTAGTCCTTACGGGTGTAGGGCGTGGTCTGGATGTACCGCTTGTACAGATCGATCAGGATCTCCTGACCGAGCTTGGTCATGGCCGCAGCCAGGATCAGACGGATGAGCACGGCGCTCCTATTAGATCGGTTCGCAACGCGGGAGGATGAGAACGTAGGTGCCCTGACGCGTACGCCGGACGTCGGCGCCGCGGAGGTCGTACCAACCCCACTTCTCATCCGTGTACTCGGACTCCAGGTCGACCATCTGGTACAGGTCGGAGACCGAGCAGCTCTTGTAGCGGTCGACGAACTCGTCCATCTGGGCGATGACCGCCTCAGCCTGGGCACGCGTGTTCAGTTCGATCTCGCCGAAGTCGTGCGATGCGCGTCCGCGGGAGCTCATGGCGGCTCGCGGCTCGGGGCGGTTCGAGGAATAGCGGTTGTACTGAATGTGGCTGGAGGAACCGACCGGCCCACGGTGGTTGGCACTGCGGCGAACGGAGGAACGGGCCTCCCCGTAGACCATCCGCTCGACACCCTGGATCACCGCGTCCGTGATCATGTCCTTGAGGGCCGGGCCGAGCACCTCGTACATGATGTAGTCCGGAACGCTCTGGCCGTCCTTGCCGCCCAGCGCTTCGCGGAGCCGGCTGCCGAGGGTCTTCTTCCTCTTTATGGCATCCTTGCCGGTCGCGATCTTCCGAACGACCTTCTTCTCCCCCTGCACGACGGGGGAATCGATCTCGGGACCATCGGTGGGAGCCGGACGCCGAACCTTCGGCGGGGTCACGTTGGGCTCGATGCTGTTGCTCGGGAACTCGTCCATGAGTCAATCCTCGTCTGTGAGAAAACAGAAAACCCGTGTTAGGGGTTTGCTGTCGTAAGCGGTGTACGGATAGGGGTTACAGCCGGGGCTTGACTTCGGTCTCCCACCAGTTGACAGCTTCGTCGATCTTGGCGTCGGTGTACTTCCGGGCGGCGTCAGCGGCCATGAATCCGACAACGAGCTCCGCGGAGGCAACGGCCGCACGGTTGTGCAGTCGCTCCTCTTCGTCGGTGTTCTTGTCGATGATGGCCTTGGCGATCCTGGAGGCACCGAAGCCGACGATGAAGCCGACAACGGACTTGGCGATCTCGGTCTTGGTCTTGGGCATGGTGGTCCAATCGGTAGGGGTCTCGTTATAGGGCTCGGAAATCCTGCGATGAGTGGGGCACATGATTTACGGGGGTACCGGCTGTCGTTTAAGCCAAGCATCCGGACTAGGGTCGGGGAGACCCCTACAGTGACCCGGACCCTTGCTTGACCCCCAACTCATCTCAGAGAACTAGGCGACCTGCTTGCGTCGGAACGCGGCGAGCAGGAACTTCTTGTCCCAGTTCTTGTCGTCCTTACCGCCGGCAGCGGCGTAGAACTCGTCCCACGGGATCGTCAGGAGCTCCGCGTCGGTGTACTCCTTCTGACCGACGCTGAGGGTCTCGTCGACCCGACCGCGCATCTTCTTCGGGACCACGTCGCGGAAGAACGCGATCGCCGAGTCCGTGACCGTCGCCAGCTCGATGAACAGCGAGGAGTAGGCACCGGTCTGCACGAACTTCCGCGTGAATGCCTCGTCCTTGACGAACTCCTGGCCGTCGCGGTAGCCGTACGTCTTCAGGATGAGGTCCTTGAAGAGCTCGATGAGCTCCCCGTGGCTCTCCGCCTCGACGATCCGCTTGACGTAGTCCTCGATCCCTCCCTGTCGGCTGAAGTTCATCTCGACCGCTTCGGCCTCGGTGAGGTTGAAGTAGTGGGTCTCGGTGACTTCCTGGCCGTCCAGGTTCTCGTACGTTATGTCCTTGATGTGCACGGTGCTTCTTCCTTCTGCTTAGAGCTGGCGACGGATGGGAATATGGATCAGGCGTCGACGGTGACGTCGTCCGAGGACTCGACGACCTCGTCGGCCTCCAGGGCCGCCTGGCGGTTCGCGAGGACCTTCAGCAGGACGCTCGTGGCGACCAGACCGCCGGTGGCCAGGACGAGCTTCTTGTTGCGCTGGAACAGACCCTTGGCCTTGCCGGCGAGCGACTTGACCTTGCTCTCGCCCTCGACGACCTCCAGGTGGACCTTGCCGTCCGCGTCGACCTGGACCTTGACGACGACACCCTCGGCCAGACGGTCCTCGATCGTCGCGAGCGCGTCGATCATGGTGTCCGCGGCGACGGCGGAGTGGACGGCGGCGGCCAGCTTCTTCTCGCCGTTGTTCTGAGCGGGCACGGTCTTCTCCTCGGTGAGGGCCTTGACGTCGGCGGGGGTGGCGGCGTTCTTGGCGGTGTTCGACATGTTGGTGTGTTGCCTCTCAGCTCAGGTGATTCAGGATTTGGTGGATGTTGGGCCTTACGGCCCTAGCGAAACGAGGAGTGACCCCGGTAGGGGACCGTGCGGAACCGCATGACGCCGCAAGGGCGGTCGTCGGCAGTGCTGCCCCAGTTGAATTCCAGCTCCAACTGGCAGTCCGAGTTCCACCCGATGTCGTCCGACTCGTCGGTCCGGTCGAGACCAACCAGGTCGTAGAAGTCGGACAGCGATGCAGCGAACTCGTGCGTCAACTGGTAGTTGATCGCGTTCATGGCCTTCTCCAGCTCGACCTTCGAGCTGTTGAAATATCGGCCCGACCAGGAGTCCCGGAACAGGTCGGCACCGCGTCCCTCGATGAACACGGTCTCGCGCTGTATCGGGTGCCGGTCGATCTCGTCCTGGGCCAAGGCGGTCCGGACGTTCTCTTCCTTCTTCTTGCCGATGGTCTCGATGACCTTGTCCTTGTACGCCACCGCGGCCTTCTCGGCCAGTGTGTACGCGGTCGCCAGAGCAGCCACCCGACGGGCGCCGATCCTGTTCGCAGCCACGATGCAGGCGATCGTCACCACGGCGACACCTGCAGCGGGAACGAATTCCTTCCAGACGTACTTGACCTTCTCCTGGGTCGTCAGCGGCGGATTGTGCTCAGGCATCGCCTGGGCGAGGTCCGACTCCCAGTCGTCGAGGATCTTCGCTGCCTTGATCGACGCCTTACCCGCGAGATATGCCGTTGCCAGCGTCCCCGTGGCGGCCACCGCGGTCAGGATCGTCGGCGAGTTGTCGGCCGCCAGCTTCCCCGCTCTTTTGGCCAGTATGCCGATGTCCATGTCATGCTCCTGTAGTAGGGGTCTCGTTGGCGAACTTCACTCGCTGTCCTTCTTCTCCTCGTCTTCGACCACGACGGCGGCCTTCAGACCCAGCATCTTCTGTCCCGCCGCGATCGCTCCGAGGGTGACCACGGAGACACCGAACGCCGTGCCGGCACCGGAGGCGGCGAACACGATGAAGGTCTTGGCGACGTACTTTCCGAAGCGCATGATGCGCCTTTCCACTAGTGAGTCGAAAAAGGAAAACCCAAAGCATCTGGGTAGGATGCGATGGGCTTCTGAGTGACCTGGGGAGGTCGGATTACTCAGTCTCGGTGGTGTCGGCCTCGTCCTCGTCACCGGCAGCGCGAACGGCCTTGGCGACGAAGTAGACGGAAGCGGTCAACAGCGCGCCGATCACGATCTTCTTGCCCAGTCGCTTGACAGCGGTGGGGTTGAGGGTCGGGGTCGTCTCGGTGTTGTCCGTCTCGGTCTCCTCCGTGGCGTCAGCGTTCAGCATGGCGGTGGTGAGGATGGACTTGACGTTGCGGGACATGGGGTCTCCAAACGGTAGGGGTCTCACTATAGAGCCTGTAAAACCTGCGACCCCAGGCAAAGCATGAATCCCTTGTTAGGGGATTCAGAGGCTTGAGCACTTAGCTCTTGGGCTTGTTCATGGTGATGCGGCGAAGCGATTCTTCACGTGCACCCAGGGCCTTGCCTTCGAGCATTCCAGCGCGGAAGCCGGCCATGTACATTGCAGTGTCCATCTCTTCGCGAGAAGAGTCGGTCTGCTTGACGTACCGGCGGTGGCTCCGGATGGAGGCAGCGAAGGCGATGGCCAGGATGGCGATCAGAACGATAAGCGCGATCAGCATTGGTATGCCTTTCGAGAGTAGGGGTCTCATTATAAGGCATGTAAAACTTGCGACTTTCTCAGAAATTTCCCCGCCGGGGATTTTCCAGAACCAAAACCCAAACCCCTTTCGGGGTATGCGGGTTTCAAATATGAGGTTTACTCGGAGTCGTCGTTCTTTGACAGGTTATCGACCAGGCGGGTGAACGCGGTGGAGACAGCGTAGGTGATGATCACGGCGCCGACGGCCTTGGCTGCGTGCGTCACGAAGTCCTTGGCGATTTCTGCAATCTGCTCTGGATCTTTGTGGCTGCACTCAGTCTTGGGCGCGTCGACGGGGGCGTCATTCTTGGGGGTCTTCACTACGGACACCTGGAGGGCACGATTCCGGCGGTTGAACACGGCGGGGTCCTTTCGTAGGGGTCTCGTTATAAAGCCCGCAAAAGCTGCGAAAAGCATATAGCCCTTGTTAGGGGCTATAGAGGCTTTTGAGGTCAGTTCTCTTGGTTCTGTTCCTTGCGGGACTTCCGGTCCTGAATCTTCTTCGCGGCCAGGCCGATCCCGACGAAGAGCGCGATGCCGGCGACGTTACCAACAACGGTAACGGCAACAGCCTTCACGATCTCCTTCGTGATCTCCTTGGCGAAGGACTCAGTCTCGAAGTTCTCGTTCATGACAGGTTCCAATCGGTAGGGGTCTCATTATAGAGCTTGTAAAACTCGCGAGCGCAAAAATGAAAGGCTCAGAAAAACACAAACACCGTGCAAGAGTTGGGGTTCTCTTGCACGGCGTCAGTGTTGATTTCCTGGTTGGGGCGTGGCCTTGTTACCGGGCGAGCTTCGTCACGAAGCCCAGCGCCTTAGTGGCGATGATGTGTCCGGACTTCTCGAAGATGAGGATGGCCAGGATGCTGCCGAGGCTGCCAGTCAGGTTGGCCAGCGTGTCAGGGCTCACGCGCTTCTTCGACTTGGATTCGTCGTTGAGCTTGTAGAGCTTGACCAGCTGGTCCGCCGTCTTGGCGTACTCGTCAGAGTCCGGTTCCATCCCCTGCAGCGAGTCGAACAGACGCGCGATCGCGTCGTCCAGCGGGGTGGGCTCGATGGTAGAAGCCTTGAGGGTAATCACGGGCTTGGTCCTTTCGTAGGGGTCTCATTACAGGCATAGAATATCCTGCGACCCCTAGGACCTACGGTTTGACGATCGGGTTCTCGCCTGTGCTGCTGTTGTCTACCCGGAAGGTGACTTCCTGCTGAGTCTCCAGAGCCGGCGTGGCCTCGTTCAGGATGATGTTGAGGTTCTTCACATCCTGAGTATCCTCGACCTCGATGATGCCGGCGTACTTGGTATCACTCCGGTTGTACGACCGAGTCGAGACGCCCAGCACGAGCCCGAGGAACGTGTTCAGCGCGGCAAGCGTGCCGACGACTTCCTCCGCCTTGGGCAGATGCCAGATCTGCGCCAGTGCGAAATATAGGGCGCCGACAGCCGGAATGATGACCGTGGTCGACTGCTTCAACCGGTTGTAGGCACTATCGCCCAGCAGAGGCTTCTTCAGAGCGTGCGACGACTCGGGCATTGTTGATGTGCTCCCCTTCTCGGGTACGTACTTCGGCCACTTCGGCGTACCGTCGGGAAGTCACGGGCAGTTCTTCGACCGCCTTCATGATCCTCTCGGCAACGCCATTTCCACCCAGTTCCTTGTACGGGTCGTAGAAGTAATGCCTCAGATCCTCGTACTCGTCCCTGGTGATGGAACCACGCTGAATGTAGTTCGCCCCGAGGGTTACCAGCTCGATGTAGGCCAGGCCCATCATGAGTCTTGTTGCGGCGGCCTTGTGGTCGGTCTTACGTAGAACGTAGGCCCAGAAGCCCGACGAAGCCACGACCGAGCCAGCTGCCACCAGGGCTACCTGCAGCCAGTTCACGTAAATATCCTCCCCTAAGTGGTACGCCTCCAGAC